AACTAGAGTGGGGAAAAACACATCGTCATAGAATTTGTAGAAATAATCATTGATGTTTTGATTATCATTTCTGGCACCAAAGTGAGTGTCAGTTATAATTGCAATCTTCAACGCTCGTCACCCCGAACCGCTACCTTATCAATATCATCATCCATAAAATTCTCTAGTCCTTTTTTACTTTTTTTTTCTGTCTTCTTAGTTTTATAAACATCTTCCATTGGAAGATTGTCCATTGCAAAGGAATTATCAATACTATAACTAGTTGAATCGCCCGGCATAGTATCATAGGATTGGTAGTTACTACCCGCTACGATTCTGTTTTTAACGTGAGTTTGCTTCTTTTCTTTTTGAATTCTTCTGATGAATGCGTAGTAGATGATTTGGGTAAAGTATGCGAAAGGGTTGTTTGACTTTTCTGGATTGAAGTTCGAAGCATATTGTAAGCAGTTTTCGATGCCATCTGAAATCATATCATCCTTGTATGTGTAGTTAATAAAATTGGGGCGGTAAGACAGATGCGTTGCAATCTTCAAAAAACATTCACCAATGTAGTTTGTTACAGCGGGTTTCCGTCCATCATCGTCTTCTTTTGAAAGCTTGCACGCTTCTTTCCACTCAATCATCGCCTGTAGAAAAACTTTGTTATCCACATAATGTTCACCTTTTGATTTGGCCATTAGGTATACTCCTTAATCTTTACTCACTATACATCAATACACTTATAAAGTCAAGGAACATTATAACTTAAAATAATCTTCGAAGGAACCTTGACTCCACCCCAAAATAGTGTTATATTGATCTTGTCTTGGGTTGCAGAACTACATTAATGAATATATTTACTTTCTGTTTCTAGTTCATCTAAGAGCTCTTCGTAAATTTCTTCATCTTCGAAGTCATCCACAAAAGGTTCATCATCTATATTATCTAGTTTGTTTAATATACCTTCATAATATACACTTAGTCCGGGCGAGGCGGGTAATATAATAATAACATGTTTAGGATCAAGCTCAAAATGTCTTTGTTCTGTGAAGGGTTGAACCCAACGAGATAGCATTAAAGATTCTGTCATGCCTGTGTGATTAACTCTAGATTGGATATTCATTAACAGGGGTCTTGAAATTTCGTATTTACCATTGTCTTCGGAAAGCTCACAAATGATATTCTCACCACTAATGAGCTTTAAGATTTTATATGTATCTGTGTTCATTTTAGGTTTACCTTACTAATTTCATAGTTGAATTGTTCTGCATTGTATATATTTATGCGTTCTTGAAAATGGTTAAGTGTAAAGTTACTCTGGTGTCTAAAAGTCAAATCATCTGCAATATCAAAAATTAAAACGGAATCTTTATTCTCCCCCTGACGCAATCCTCTACCGATACTCTGGAGCACTCGAATTCTAGACTTAGACGGACTTGCGAGCACGATGTTGTGAATATTGCGAATATTAATACCAGTACTAAAGGTGCCATAGGATGCAATGGTGATAGAGTTTTTTTCACCCTCCACAACAGATCGTATCCTTTCTCTTTCTGTGGTACTTGTGTTACCATAGATAAAAAATACCTTTCGCAATTTGTCATCAAAGAAACCTTGCTCTTGAGATTTCATGACTTCCTCATAAAGAGGTTTGCCGTGTTTTTCTACCAATTGATATAAACATAATGTATTACCGGGAAGATGCATCAACAGCCCAGCAAGAAATTTATTTCTAAGTTCATGTTCGCCAAGGAATTGTAGTTCCTCTGCATAAGTCATTCTCTCTCGTATATTCTCATGTTTTAGAATAATGCACTTGATTTTGAGGTCAGCAAGAGATTTCTTCTCAATTAACTCCTTTGTGGTAGTAACTTTTTCAACAGGACCGAATAGACCTTCTAAAACAAGTTGGTGCGTCTGCGTCCCGTCTAGGGTGCCTGTAAGACCGAATCTGTACTTACATAGGTGTAACTTGGTCATGATACCAGTTAAAGATTTAGCCTTAAACATATGCGCCTCATCACCAATCACACAACCGAACTGTTCAAAATATTTCTTTGGTAACTTGTAGATAGACTGCCATGTCGATATAACAACGTCTTTCTCAACCTTACTGGAGTGTCCTTGATATACCTTCTGACAGTATGTGCCAGAGCTCCATCCGTAGTCTTCGAAGTCTGAATACATCTGTTCTACGAGTGAGGTGGTAGGAACTAGTATCAGGGTCTTCAATCCCATCATATGATAATAACGAACTAACGAGTAGATTATGAGTGATTTACCCGAAGCAGTAGGAGAAACAAGAAGAGCACGATTTCTGGCAATACCGTGATGTACCGCATCAATTTGGTAGTCACGCACTTTGAGAGACTTCCCCCCAGATTTTGGTTTAAGTGACCTGATGAAATCTCTAACCACTTGACGAACAATAACCCGCTCATTTTCAACTCCCTCTTCTAATATATATTCAATTCCGTTTTTCTGGCAGAAACCCCTGATATATTGGAGCAATCCAACATATATCTCACCTGTTGCGGGGGAGAAGAGTCTTATCTTACCATCCCACATTCGACTTCGGTAGGTTGGCATAAATTTAAAACCGGGAACCTCAAAGGTAAAGAACTCTGTCAACTCTTGTCGAGTAGAATCTGTCATCCCATCTAGGACTAGATAGACTTCATTCTTTTTTGATATACGCATTAGATCATACCAGCTTCAAACTTCTTCCAATCTGTTGCGTTGCGAATATCCCAACCACGATTGTCGATGGACTTGATCACACCCTTACAGTAATCCAAGCATGAGTCGTAGTAACCAATTTTATTTTGAAGTCGAAGAATATCGTCATCTGATTGAATATACATCTGAAGGTCTGTCTTCATAACCTTGATGTCAAAAGGTTTTGCAGCATATATTTTTGCATCTGCCTTACCACCATAGTATTCCCATTTCTGTCGATACATCTGTTGGTGGTCAGTTTTTGCTTTGATAAGCAGAAGTTCAAAGTCAGCCTTGAAGTCCAACCACTTCTGTTTGATCATTTGATTTTTGAAAGATTCTTGATCAATGTGTTCGTGATCAGTTACGGGAAGGTCTTCCCTTGCAGTTCGTTTTAGTGTCTCTAAATCCATGTTTACCCCATAATAAAAAAAGTGAGCAGTTTGGTTTCTCTCTGTGATATATTGACCCTGATGAGTTCGAACGAGTTGTCACCAGAAATTAAGTCTAAAGATTTGATAAATGTTAAAGCTTACCAAACCTGCTCACTCTTATTTAGACACCCTCAAATTTATAGATTTGATATTTGAACGTAACATCGGCAGTCATATATTCGACATCTGTTGCACCCTGCGTGTAATCTAATCCGCTGAGTGAAATAGGAAATACATTTTGAAAGTTAACATTTAGAATTGGGTTATTCTTATTCGATAAAATCATAAGAAATGCATCTGAGTACATTGCTTTATCAGGAGTTATATTTCTAATAAGGTCAACTGGTGGTGTTGAACCACCAGCAGGCGTGTTTGAGGTCACATCCCTATGTGTTCTAAACTCAGCTCTGTCGGATGGAAATCCATAACCAGTAAGCCAGTTGTGTAGTGATTGATAATTTTCCAAATATTCATCGACAATAAATGTGATAGTAAGGTCCGCATAAGTGAGTTTATCACCCATGATTGGAATATTATTGAATGGGTTTGCAAAATCTACTGATGCGCCATCGATGCCGGGTAGGTTTGCATTGATCGTAAAGAACTCTACCTTTGGTAATTGTTGAATACCAAAACGGAACTGAGTTGGACTTGCATAGTCTAACTGATCCGGTTGTCTTGCGAGGGGTGATGATGCTGTTGTCATGCATCTATTTATAATAAAAAAAAGGGGGAGCAAGATGCTCCCCCAAGTTTAGTAGTTTCCTTATCTTACATAAGGTTAGTAACTTTAACCCGACGATACCAAGCATTGGTGTTCGCATCCAGTGAAGCATCGGTATTAACCGTGTCACCAGCAGCAACCGCACCCGCACCAGCGAATGGGTTAGCAGCAAGACCATAACGGGTCTTGAAACCAATCTTAGGCTGGAAGGAATTCTCACCAACCGCACGGACCATCTGTAGTGGAACGTATGGGCAGTAGAAGAAACCAGCATCATAAGGTGATGTGCCCTTGTAACCACAAACATAATACTGACTAGCAGCAACATTTGCAGAATAGGGATCAACATATACCTTGAAACGACCATTCATTGTACCAGCGAAGGTAGAAGATGTGTCGTCAACGGCGAGGTTGTTGTTCAGAGCAGGTGTGTAATCAAGAACACCGGCCATCTGAAGAGCAGAAGCAACGTCAGCTGAAACGATCAGCATGTTACCCTTGCCACGACGGGTCTGTTGACCAATCGCATTGGCGTCACGTTCGATCTGGAACATTAGACCCTTGAACTTCTCAACTGACCAACGACCATTTGAGTCGGTGTCCAGATCAAAAGTACCAGCAGCAGTTGTATTAACCTGTGCGCCGGGGACAGCAGTTACATAAAGCGAACGAATGACTTCACGGTTGATTTCAGCAAGGATTTCTGTAGAAAGAATGTTGCTGAGTTCCGTCTCGGCGTCAAGACCATGAATTGCCTTCAAGTCCTGTGCAAGTTCCATTGTGTACTCAGCTTTGAGCGCACGGGAAACGGCAGTAACCGTAGACTTCTCAATTGAGAATGCCATTTCAGCGAAAGCGTTCGTACCGCTATCACCAAGAGCTTCTGACTGAGATCGTGTCATACCTGTTGCGGAAGTATATGTTCCGGGCGAGGAATCATTAAGAACAGAAGGGTTAGTCTCTGTCGAACCAACATCACCACCACCGATTGTACCGGCAGCGTTCTGATTAGATACGTCAGGGAAAGCTTCGTCAACGAGAGCTTCTGCACCATCCTGTGAAGCAAGTGTTGAACGCATAGCAAAGATCAGACCCGTTGGACCTGTCATTGGCTGCACACCACAAACGTCATAAGCGATTAGGTTAGGCATTGCACGACGAACTAGTGAGATCAAAATTGGATCCCATGTGTCCATCTGTCCACCACCCATGCTGTTGGTTGGTGCTGTTTCCGAAAGAAAACCACGGTCTTCCTTCATTGCTTTTTCTTGGTTCTCTAGGATGAGAGTAGTAACTGCCCGCTTGTAAGAATCCTCAATCTTTGGTAGATCGGGGTGTTCTAGGACTGGCTGCCACTTTTCTTGTAGATGTTCTGTCTGAAACATTTGTTTCTCCTTTATTAATTACATCTGTTTATAATATTATTGGGCACGCTCTTTGTTACGACTGATTGCCGACATGTAAGCGCCCATAGCTTCAGTCGTATCAATGTCCTGTGCGGTGCCACCATCTTCATCATCAAAAGTTTGTTCAACAATCGTCTTAGGGAAATAACTTTCCTTCAAGGTATCGAGTTTTGCTTTGAAGGACTCTTCGTCAGCAAAGTCAACATCTTCAGTAAGAGACTTGAACTTTTCAATTTCGGTATCAGTCAACTCTTCGCAAGCTTCAGAGATAACCTGTTCCCGAACCAGTTGGGACTTAACAGATGTAAGGGAGATATTCTGCTCCATGACACTGTTAACCTTCTCTTCCAGTTCAGCAATTTTGTCAGATTGTGCTTCGAGAACGTCATATTTCTCATCAGGCACATCAATATAGTGATCTTCAAACAACTGTTTCAGTCCAGAGATGAAGTCTTCTGCAATCTCGCCCTTTAGGCCACGTTCGATTGCCAACTCGTTCTCTTTAGTCCATGTCTCTACAACGTAGTTGAGATAAGTATCTACTTTTTCTGTAAGAGCATCAACAGACTCTTCCAGTTTTACTTCAAACTCGGAAGTCATATCTTCGTGAATACGAGAGATTTCCTCACGGGTTTTTGATTTAACAGCAGCTTCAAAGATTGTCGCTGCCTTGTCCTTGAACTCTTCGGAGAGGTCTTCACCTTCTACGAGGGCGTCAACGTCTTCCTTGACATTGATGGACTTGATCTTCTCTTCGATCTCTGCTTTTGCGTCCTCAAGTTTTTTGAGTTCTGACATTGCAGCTTCGTCCATCTCTTCTTCTTCAGCAGGGGCCATCATATTCTCATATGCGGCTTTCAGATCGACGGCTTTCATACCTTCCATCTTCTTCATCATCCCAGCTTTGAGCATTTCTTTCGTCATGCGTTTTGCTTCTGTGACAACTTCGCCCTCTTCTGGTACATGACCAGCAGCGAGTTTCTGAGGACCGTCTGATTTACCAGCGCCCTTCTGTTGTGCATCACCTGAAACTGCTTTTGCAGCTGCAGCGGCCTTCTTACCAATCGCTTTCTCTCCACGATCTTCATCGGCACCTTTTTCAACTTTAGCTTCTGGATCAGCACCACCAACATCGGCAACTTCGCCACCGGGTGTTACTGCATCAATTTTCTTTTTGCCTTCGGCAGGAGCAGCACCCTTTGTCTGGGCGTCACTCGCTTCTTCAAGCTCTGCAAGCACTTCTGCTTCGAGCTCTTCAATTGTTTGTTCTAGTTCTGACATAGGGTGTCTCCTTACCTTCATCTGTAATGATTATTTATAACTTAAAGTCTTTTAAGAAACTTAGCAAATGCTAAAGCTTCCTTAGTTGCGTTTCTCTGACGTTCCTTAACATCAAATCCTTTTTTCATCTCTACCATTTCCGCTTCCAACAACGCTCCGTTGTTCCAAACCCACTCTTTACCTTCCATAATACCTTCAACAAAAGCGTTTGGTGCAGAAGGGTCAGCAACAATATCTGCTGCTGTTGCGAGATAGAAGTCGTCCCGCACATAGTTCGCACCACCTTTTTGATCTAGACTGCCCATTCCCCGTGAGGAAACGCCTAGTTTTGCACCTTCATCCATAAGACTCTTCACAATCTCACCCATTGGTGTAGCCATAATTTTTGCCTCACCAATAAAGTTTTTTCCATCAGGTTCTAAAGACGTGATCATATGTGACACTCGTTCCAGATTGACGGTTGGTCCGTCTGGATGTCCAAGCTCACCAAATGCACGATTTTCTTTAATAAAGTTCTTGTTGTATTTTCCAACTTCTTTTTGAAGTACTTCCATAGGATACACCCGACCATTACGGTTCTTGATGTCAGCCTGCATAAAGATACCACGAATCTTGTAGGACTTACTACCGTCTTCCTTTGCTTCGCAGATATACTCTACGTCTTCGACTGCCTCTGAAAATAGTTTCATTGTTCTATCCTTACGCTGTATAGTTTTCGTCTTTTTTGAATTCGATAATAACAAATCCAGATGTACCAAAACAAGTCATTTCATGGTTACTAGAAGTTTCTGTTGTATTTACAGCAGTGCCGGGAATAACACCAGCAGAACCATCATAGTGTCCAGTTCCGGCAAGTCTAATCTGAACAATATCTGTTCCAGAAGCTACTTCTTGAATTTCTACATGGCCAGTATCATCATCAGCACTACCTTGAGTCAATGCCCACCAAAGTCTAGAGATGTGTAGTTTTGCACCATCTGCATGACCATCTAATGTGCTTGCATCTAAAATAGCGGTATTGGCCGCATCATCATCTTCAATATCAAGCTTGAGCGTAACTGTACCGCCAGCTCCCGGCGCATTAACAACGGTATCTTTGAGTACTCTTGCAACAATAGCCATTCTTATCCCCTAGATCGCTAACATTTCTTTTTCAAAATACCCAAGAAGTTCCCTCTCAGGGACTTTATATTTCTTAGATATATCTGTTATAGTTCTTTCGAAACTATTTAGGAAATCTGAAGGTTTCGCATCCATTTTTTTGAACAAATCGTCCACTGCGTCCTTCATTTTGGGTGAAAGACGTTTATATTGTTTAGATTTCCTGTGTTCATCCTTCTCTACAACTGTAGATTCATAGATTTCCTCAATCCGTTTCATTAACGTCTGATTCCTTGTCTATATAACTTGACTTAACAAATGTGTTTGCAAGTTCTTTGCGTTTAACTTCTAGTGAATCACCGACCCTAGTGGCCATTGTGATACTAAATGCTTTCTCTGCTTCGATATTGTTGTTATCTACAAGAGCATCTACAAATTCTTTACTCATTATTTATCTCCTTTACCAAATTTTTGATCATCATTTGGTTTACCATCTTGTTCTGGTTCCTCATAGTCTGGCATTTGATCCGGTGAAATAACTCCACCATCGCCATCCTGTGGATACCTTGTGATACCGTCACCACCATCTGGCATATCAATACCACCATCCAATGGATCAGTTTCAAGTTCTTTCTTCATCTGAGCTCGCATCTCTTGAATTTCTGCGTCTGTCATATTTAGGACTTTTTTCAGTACATATTCCTTACTGAAGAATGTACCAATATAGGACTGAATACCATCAAGTGTCTGAATACGATCATTAAGAAGTTCTGCGTCCTTCAACTCTGCAAAGTGACCATCTTCCATAAAGTCATACTGAATATGCTCTTGCATACGAGGCCAATCTTCTGGTGAGATTATTCCTTTAAGGAGTAGGTTAGTCTTGAGCAAGTCAGTGAATAGGGGGACAAATTTCTTACGAATACGTTGTACGAACTTAGTGAACTTGAGTTCGTCTCTAGTAATTTCTGATGCCCTTCCCATACTGAATCCGTTTTCAGCTTCAAGTCTTGAAATCGGCACGTTAAGTGAACGGTATAGTTTTCGTTGGAAGTATACGATATCATCAATCTCTCCAAGGTTTGAACCGCCCGGAAGTGTAGTAATCTCTGTGCCTCGACCACCTTCACGGCGTGGGAGCCAAAAGTCTTCCAACATAGACATGTGATTACGGTCATCCCGAATCTCACCTGTACTTGCATCGTAAACTAACTTGTTACGATAACGATTCATCACATCTTTTAGATACTGTTCTGCTTTAACCTTTGGTAGATTACCAACATCAATATAGAAAATTCTACGTTCTGGCGCTCTAGAGATACGATAGATAACAATCGCATCTTCGATCATACGCAACTGATTAACTGGTTTGATTGCTTTGTGTAGATACGAGATAACTCGACCAGAGTTGTTGTCAAGGATTCCTGATGGAACATATACTACTGAATCAGCAGCAATTTTAATTCCCTGATCATTACCCTGAGAACCCGAACTTGCAAAACCCTTATCGCTGTAGATAAAATATTCATCTACCTTACTGACCATTTCAACGCCATTCTGGTCAACGCTAGGGTCTTTTTTTGTTTCTCGAACCTTACGAATTTTAGTTGGGTCAATAAATCTTAGATGGGTTAAACCCTTCTGTGGGTCTTTATTGTCGATAACTTTGTGGTAGTATATACGACCATCAACATACCAACGACGAAAGATATCATGACCCTTTTCATTAAAATTAAGAAGTCTTAGAACTTCCATGAACTCAACTCGAATTCTATTTTTAATTTTATCGCCGTATTTTAGATTTGTTAAATCGATATTTACTGGAATATCATTTAGATTTGAAATGATACCTTCATTCACAATATCTTCAACCGCAGCATCACACTCCGATTGCATAGAAATATCTCTATAACGACGAATGAGGTCAAGGTCATTGCGTTCTCGACCATCTGTATCTAGTACAGAGGAAAAGAACCCACCGCCTGCAATCTCAATTGCGCCGTCATCAGGAGTGGGGTCAGTGAAAGTTTTTCCACTGAGCCCCTGATCCTTTTTTGCTTTTTGTATTGAAAAGCCGAATAATTCTGCCATAATCTTTTTATCTCCTACTGTCTATTTAGTAGGTTCAAATTAGAAGTTTACGCCAGAAGCTTCAAAGTGCTGATATCTCCAAGAAACTGAGAATTCTTCAACTGCACTTTCAGTCTCCATACTCAGTTCAATTGCAGAACCACTTGTCGTTGGCCAACAGTTACGAAGAATATATGTCTTCAGAACTGTTTCGTCACGATCCAACTGTTCAACAGTTAAGTCTGTCTGATAGTCAGAGGGGGATACAACACCAGTATTGAGGGCAAAATCATTGATGCCATTTGACCAAAGTTCGATTGCATTCTTAATCATAAAGTCAGTGTCATTAAGAAATGTAACTTCCCAAGCTTCTGGTTCAGTTGCATCACCTGCCATGTAGATTGTACGACCACGGAATTTCAAAGGAATTTCAGTGATAGCACGGGTTGGTAATGCTGCAGCTTTTACAAGAAACGAAGTTCTGCGAGTATCAAGACCGATTGCGATACCTGATGGTGGAGTAATAGTTACCCTAAATTGGTTGGCTCTTGCACCACCACCGATTAAACTTGCTTTAAAGTCATCTATATTAGCCATGATTAACCTCCTA